ACTACTAACTTTTCCACCAACTTTTCCACCAACAGTAGCACCCTTACCGCCAAAGCCAGGAATTCCCATTCCACCCAATGCTTTACCAGCAAGATTCATAGCAGCACCAAAACCCTTAATTCCTAGTTTTAGACCTTTTAACAAAAGGCCAGGTGCAAATAAAGCTGTGAGTCCTAGAATTCCATACACTAAACCTTTTGGGTTTTTAACATCAAATATATTTTTGAAGGTTTCGAAGGATGGGTCTTTAAAAAATTCTATTATACCTTTTACAAAAGGTTTTAAAGTTTTTAAGTAGAAGTTTTTTATAGCAGGAATAACATCCTTTTTAATAAATTCTTTCATTTGGTTAAAATATTTACTATTCAAAAATGCTACCATTGCAATTGCAAATCCAGCAATCACTGTACCTTTAAGTAAATTCATCACCCCTTTGCCAGCAGACGCTAACTTGTCTTTCGCAGTCTTTCTTAAAAAGTTCATTCCCCGAGCAATACTACCAAGAAGTCCTTCTTGTTTTTCTGCTAATGCTCGTTGTTCATTCCTTATTTCTTTTTTTGCAGTACGGCTGGTTGCATTTTTGTAATCAAGTGCTAATTTCTTTTTTTCAAGTTCATATGTCAATCTATTAAATTTTAGATTGTGTTCAGCTTTACCCCCACTTGCTTCTATTCCTTCTTTCAATTTTTCTAACTGTTTACTTTGTCCCTTGAGTTCCTCTGTCCGACCTTTCCTTTCTTCTAAAGATTTTATACTAATACCTAGAGATGTAGCAGTTAAGTTTTTAGTTAATTTTAATTGCTCTGCTATTTTAACGGCGGCCGCGTTAGCAACATCTGATTTCTTCTTATCTATTTTCCCCTGTGCTTTGGCAGCATCCTTCACTTCTTTGGCAGCAGTCGCTTTGGCATCTTTCTCCTTTGCTTCCGCCGCTGCAGCTGCATTTACCCTTTTAGTTTCTGCACCTTGTTTAGCCGATTCACTTTTTTTATCAAACTCAAATTGTCTTTCTGTTAGTATTGTATCATACTTTGCTGCATCTTCAGAAGACATCAATGCTTTTGTTGTCTCCTGTTGAGATTTTATGAGTTCTTTAAAATCTTTAGTGGCCATCTGACTGTCCTATTTTTTAGGTGGTGCTTTTGCAAATGCTTGAGCGCCAAAAAATGCTGCAACAATACCAGCAACCGCAATGAAATAAACCCCTGCCATATCACCTAATATCTTTGCAGCTGATTCAATACCACACACAACAGATATAACAACACATGCTGGGTACAATAACATACCTGCAAGTGCGAACCATGCCATGTTGCGCTGTGCATCTCTCATTGCATCTGCATCTTCTAGTTCTTTGCGTTTGAACTCTAGATACATTGCTTCTTCTTCTTTGGATACATTGCCATCACCATTAGAATCTGCTGGGTGATAATTCTTTTTTTCTTCTTTTTTTGACATAACTCTTTCCTATTTCATTTTCCTATTTTCTTGTGCTTGTCTTTTCTTTTCCTCTTCCAAATAATTCATTAATAATCCTATGTATATCTCCCTTTCCCACGGTATCATTTCTTCCAACTCTATCAAACTCCAATTATGATGTTGCATCATTCCAAAATTCATTTGATAATAGTTTTCTAATGAATCATGTGAAAGGGCTATTCGAAAAAACTTTGTAGACCCTCAATTGGAACTACACTTTTAACTTTTGTCTTGGGGTTAACAACCTCAAGGTTATATGACAATTTAGGCATACTCGTAAAAAACTCCCCAACAGATTCAAAATTCTTTGATGACATACTGTCGATAAAATTATCTAAATCTTTACTAGACATATCAACTCTTTTATGAACTTTTTCGCCGTCATGAACTTCGTGTATGCACCTTTTTATCATTTCAAACAATGATTTTGTTTCTCCAAGTGCATTAAATCCTTTCATGTCACCAAGACAAGGATATCGCATCACAACACTAATATCATTTGTAAGAGAAACAACATTCGTGTGGTCTTTTTTCATTTGAACATTAACTTCTTCCAAAGGAATTGTAACATTTACTTTAGTTTCTTCATCATCTGGACAAGTCACAACCAAATCAGCTATTTCTCCAACAGATTTACTTCGTATCTTTAAAAATATATACTCAATGTCAAACATTGGCATCTTGTATGGGTCAACTTTATCTGCAACACAATCATTGATAATCTGAGCAAATGTACTTTCAATCACCTTCTCATCTTCTGATTCTTGAGCAATCATTAATGCTTTTTGTTCTTTCACAAGAAAGGGTCTAAATTTTATTTTCTTTCCTGTTGATGGTAAACTTAATTCATAGTTCGCACTATTTAGTTTAGGTAATGCCATAATTTAATCTCCGTTTATAATCTATTCAATATTTTTGGTATTGATCCTGTTATTTGTCTTTCAACTGTTCCAAAAAATGTAGTCACTAGTCGATCAGTTACGCTTGTTGGTTGAGCATTAATATCAAGTTGAGTCCAATATCTAAAAGAAAAATTTACATCATTCTTTATAATCTCATTGTTCGTACCTTGATTTAAATCAGTTCCGTCAATTGTCTTTGGAAAACACTCCCAAAGTTTAACTCCAAATCTTCTATTGTCTTGTCTGTCTAATAAATACAAATCAATTTGAGCAATGTAGTCATTATAGTACCCTACGTTCCAAGTTTTTTCACTAAATGCTAGTCTTTGCCATTCCTCAAAGAATCTTCTTTCGCCAAGATCAGAACTTGCTTGAAATGATATTTTAATATCCTCTGCGTAAGTTACACCATCAACAATTTCTCTTGATGGGCCATATATGTTTGTATCAGAGACAGTGTTTAAATTTCTGCCAGGCAAAAGAATTGATTCTACACGCAACGATACATCTCTTGCAGTAGTTGGGCCTTTGGGTAGTGGCCAGAAACTAAATTCTGTTGTAGGAGAACTTTTTGCTATTGAGGTTGGTGGAATAATGATTGCTTCAAACCTATTGGGGACTGCGTAACCATTTTTAGAATGAAACCCAGACAATACATCATTGAGGGCCCCAAATGCAGCGGTTTCTACAAATTGTGCGAGAGTTCCTGCCATTAGATCATACTCCTAGAATCTTTCCATACTTCAGTTGAAGATGCTTTCTTAAATCTTTGTACTGGTAACAGACAAGCAATTTTAAATTCATCTGCATCAACCCTACGAAACTGTGATTTTACTTGTGAGTAAAGATATTTATGTAGAGTTGGTTTAATTATTGGTAATTTTTTTAACTTACTATAGTCTGCAATTATTCTAGTACTCGTCTCCTCAAGGTCTTGACTATTTGCAAATGTCATAATTCTATCTAACAATTTCATTCTTAACGGTATTGGTAGATAGTGAAAGTTAATACCAAGAAAGCCATCTGAGTATCTTTCTATTGGAAGCACTAGTGGAAATGTATCATAATACGGTAATTCTTTTTTAAGTTTAGGACTATAGAAAAACATATTCAATTTACCATAGAACTGTTTTTTATTTCTTTTGCCATCTCGTATCAAGTCCATTGCAACGGGTTTACCAAATTCTTTAATTTTATTACGATACCATTTAACAGAGCGGTCTGCTCCTTTTGTATCAGATTTAACTGATTGTATGAAATTACTAGTAGCCATGACTCTATTTATAACGAATGTTAAGATGATCTTCGGTTAATATCTTAAATTCCATATCATTGTCTAAACACCACTCATTTGCGTATTTCCACTTTGCTTCGTTTATTCCCCACGTTTTAACTTCATTGAACCATCGTGGAGTTTTTCTTTTGGGTTGAGATGGTGGTGGTTTGCATTGAGCCTTAGGTTTAACCTCTATAATAAACTTTTTGGTACTTCCATCGTGTTGTTTTGTTTTTATGTAAAAATCTGGGAAATATCGGTGAAACTTCTTATCCCAAGGTGATAAATAGGGTATAATGATCTCTTCGCTGCCCCATTCTATAATAGAATCACTGGAGTCGCAATAGGCCATAAACCTACGCTCCCAAAGAGAACGATAAATAACTTTAGAAGAATTACCCTTATATTTCTTGGGATTTTTTGGAATGTACCGACCTGAGTATGACATAACTTATAAATACTATATATAAGGAATAACTAATGCCAATA